ACGGGTGTAAGCGAGCGACTGACCTCGCGTCAGCGAGATCGCCTCTATGAAGCTAACATTAATCCCATTGCCTCATTCCCCTCTAGCGGAATTGTGGTCTTTGGACAAAAGACGCTTCAAGAGCGCCAGTCTGCGCTAGACCGCATTAACGTGCGCCGTCTGGTGATTTATCTGAAGAAGCAGATTTCGATTCTGTCAACGCAGGTTCTGTTTGAGCAAAATGTCCCGGCAACGTGGCTACGCTTTAAGGGTCTGGTAGAGCCGCTGCTTCAAAATGTGCGCGCCGGATTCGGTATCAGTGATTATCGCTTGGTGTTAGATGAGTCGACAACGACCCCCGATCTTATCGACCAAAACATCATGTATGCGAAGATTATGGTGAAGCCCGCTCGGGCCATTGAATATATCGCAATTGACTTTGTGATTATGTCCACGGGAGCATCTTTTGATGATTAAACTTGATAGAGTTTTTTCTAATACACTACTTAGAGTTAGATAGGAGTTTTATATTATGGCATTCTGGGGAAAAAATCAACAAAGCGGCGACAATCTAAAAGATCCGAAAAGAAATTTTAGATTTATAGTGAGCTTCGGTGGACTGGAGCAAGGTAAGAGCACCGCATGGTGGGCAAAAACCGCCGCGAAGCCTTCATTTACAATTGCGGCCGCAGAGCATAAGTATTTGAACCATACTTTTTATTATCCTGGCTCCGTTACCTGGAATACTGTTACCATTGGTATGGTAGATCCTGTTCAAGACGTAGATACTACGGCCACTATCGCCGATATTCTGCAAGCTGGGGGATATACTCCTCCCACAAATCCCGATGTCCTTCAAACGATGTCCAAATCGAAGGTAACCCGCAGTTTGGGCTCGGTAAAAATCCAACAATTGGATGGCGACGGCAACGAGTTAGAAACCTGGACCCTGGTTAACGCCTGGATTCAAGATGTTAAGTTTGGTGATACCCTGGAATATGGAAACGATGAGTTAACTCAGGTAGACATTACGCTCCAGTATGACTGGGCAACCTTAGAATCCAAGCAAGCATCCTCTAAGTCCGGCGGCACAGGCGCAGACTCCACGTACTTCAACGGGCCCGCTGCCACATAAGAATTTAATAGACAAAATAGATAATTGAGAGGTGAATTTTGTCACGTAACAAAAATCGAGTTGGAGGCACCAAGCAGCCCCAACCGGATAACGCTCCTCCCCAATCTTTAATGGGCGGAGACACAGAGGCAACGCCTTTTTCTTTCGTAGTTCCTACGGAATTTGTAGAGCTACCCTCGGGAGGCCGTTTCTATACCGAAACCCACCCCCTGCACCAAATGACTACGGTGGAAATTCGCCACATGACGGCGAAAGAAGAAGACATGCTTACATCGCGCACTTTGTTAAAACAAGGTGTAGCACTAGATCGCGTAATTCAAAGTTTAATCGTTGATCCGGCCATCAAAGCAGATCACTTATTAGTCGGTGATAGAAACGCTATTATCATCGCCACCCGCGCAGCGGCCTATGGTACGGACTATGTGACACAAGTGATATGTCCCGCATGCGGTACGACTCAAGAGTATGCATTTGATCTTACCGACTGCGCACCCTATGATGGCACCGACACCGGCAACATGGACATTACGCCTAACGCTGATGGCACTTTTGATGTAGCGCTCCCGGCTAGTAACGTCACCGCCACTATACGGCTCTTAACGGGTGCAGATGAAAAACGATTTATAAACGGTCTCCAGGCAGATCGCAAACAAAAAAGAGATCGCACGGTCACACGCCAATTACGAAATATTGTGGTTGCAGTAAATGGCGATACATCGGCGGAAGCCCTCAACTATGCAGTAGAGAACTTCCCAGCCATCGATTCCCGTTATGTGCGCAGCGCATATAGGTTAATGTCTCCCGATGTTGATTTAACGCAAGAATTTACATGCGCAGAATGTGACCACGAAGCGGACATGGAGGTTCCGCTGTCTGCGGACTTTTTTTGGCCTGACCGATAACTATATGGAGAACGTTTACGAACAGTTCTTCTTTCTCAAGTATTATGGTAGTTGGAGCTTTACAGAGGCATATAGCCTCCCTGTAGGCTTGCGCGAATGGTTTGTGAAGCGCCTTGTTAAACAACTGAAAGACGAAAAAGAGGCCGCTGAATCTGCGCAGAACTCATCAGGGGGCGGAAGCCAGACGCGTCAGCTAAGCGCTCATAATGCGCCTTCCCCACCTCCCGACATGTTTGATCGTAGCAAAGGATAGATGACTCTATCCTTTTTTTTTATAAAACTATTTAAGATAGGCAACTTTAATAATATAAGGGCATTCTTAATCTATGGCCATTTCCAATGAAGAACTCCTAGCTAAATTAAAGGAGCTAGATCTCCTAAAGATGGGAGCGGAACTTGAGAAGCTCACTAAAGCTCAATTAGAGTATCTAGAGAGGGCCTCGGGGACCACCGCGGAATTGGCGGAGTACGCCGAAGCGGAGCGCCTCAGTCTAGAACGTAAGCTTGAGAACGCTCAACAGCGCGCCGAGATTCTCGAACAAGATTTAAAAAATGCGACAGGCGCCCTGGCCAAGGCCGAAGCACAAGAAGCCGTTGATGAACATTTGCTAGAATTGGCCGAGTTGACTCTGCGCGCCGGCGAAGATCTCACCGAAGAACAAGAGAAGCGCCTCAAGCTTCTGAAGAAGATCAAGAAAGAAGAAACTGACATTGTCAAAATTATGAAGCAGCAGTTTGATGCTTCTTCCAAAGTGACAGAGAGCTTTAGCCTAGGCGCTGAATATGCTCATAATAGCTTTCTAAACATGGAGAAGCTTGGGAGCGTTATGAAAGGGCTTGCCAAAGGAAAGGGTACCGGGCTGCTCATGGCTCCACTGGGCTTATTACAGGGCTTAACCAAAAATCTCCTTGATAGTTTCGTGGGATTGGCCTTTGAACTCGATAAGACTCAATCCGCATTCCGCCGCGCCACAGGGACTAGTGAAGCTTTTGCCGGTGGACTCAATCGTGTTTATCATGAAGTACGCGATACGGGCGCAGGACTTAGAGAAGTAAGCACCAGTTATGAAACTCTGTTTAGGGTTGTAACCGACTTTACTTATGCTTCCGATACGCAACGCGATAGCTTGGCCAAGACCACCGCCATGCTCACTCAATTTGGTATTAAGGCTAGCGATACCGCGAAAGGCATTCAACTTTCCACTAAGGCCTTTGGACTCAGCAATGCAGCCGCCCGACAAAATGCGCTAGATTTGAATGCAGTGGCACGCCAAATAGGCTTAGCCCCTGAACAGGTAGCAGCCGATTTTGCCTCCATGGGAAGCGAATTAGCAAAACTAGGACCCAACGCCATCTCTTCGTTTAAACAAATGGAAGTGGTGTTTAAGAAGACCGGTTTCGAAATGCGCAAATTGCTCACCCTCACAGAAAAGTTTGACACTTTCGAGGGAGCCGCCGAAATGGCTGGAAACCTTAATGCTGCATTAGGTGGCAACTTTGTCAATGCAATGGATATGATGATGGAGACCGATCCGGTGGCCCGTTTTGATTCCTTGCGTGATTCCCTCTTGGATGCGGGCCTCACCTTTGATAGTATGTCTTATTATCAGCGCAAATTTTATGCACAATCCATGGGCTTAGACAGTGTAGCTGATTTGGCCATGATGATGTCGGGTGAATATGATATGCTCGATGAAAACATTAATAAAACCACCGGAGATTACAAAAAACAAGCCGAGATGGCCAAGGAAATGCAGGATGTAACGACCAAGCTAAAACTTGCTCTTATTCAATTGGTAAAAGCCGGCGAACCAGTGATTAAGTTTCTGGGCAATATGGTTGATAAATTTACATGGCTTATTGAGAAAGGCGGCCAACCTCTCGCATGGATTGGGGGCGGCATTTTGGTTCTCAAAGGCTTCACAACGGGATGGGGTCTGCTTAAGAAGACCGTCTCACCCCTCACGGCGATATGGAAAAAGATGACCGGCAGTGCCAAAAAAACCTTCGATATCGTAGAAGAAGGCAACGGTGTTCTTGAAGAGTTCATCGAAACCACGGAAGAAACAGGCAGCGGCACCCTCAAATTTGCGGGAGCCGTCTTG